CACTTCAGGCAACTGAAGCGCAGTTGAGGAACAGGCAGCCCACCGCGCAAGCGCCGGCCGCTCTGGACTTCGATGCAGAGGCAGTTGAGATCGTCCGCAGTCTCGTAACAGAGCCTGAGGACAAAGCAGCCGCTAGGCTGGCGCAGACGTTGAAAGCATTCCGGCAAGCTTCGGCCCCGGTAGACGTCGACGCCGTAGCCAAGAGGGCTGCCGAAGTAGCGACACGAACGCTTGAAGAGCGTGAGCAGAATCGGGCGCTGAAGAGTGGGTTCGATACCTTCACTTCCAGCTACCGCGATATTGCCAGCGACCCCGAGCTGTTTGCGATCGCTGACCGCAAGACCGATGCGATAGCCGCGGAGCATCCAGAGTGGAGTCCGGGCGAGGTCATGTTGGAAGCTGGAAAGCAGACTCGTGAGTGGCTGAAAAGCATTGGGGCTCCGGTAAAGGATACCGCTGCGCCGAACACTCAGGGTGGAGCGCCCAGCAATCGTCAGCAACGCAAAGAGAGTTTAAGGCCCATGCCGACTCCGCGCACGGCGCGACCGGCAGCGACTGAAGAGAATGATCGTAGCCCCTCCGCGTCGGACGTGGTGGCGGAAATGAGAAAGTCTCGAGGTCAGGCCTACTAGCTCAGAGGAGTAGAAAATGGCTGGTCAAGTATGGTCGACTAACTCGCTCGGCGGATTCATGTTCTCCGTGAATCTGTCACGCAAACTGCGTACGGCGCTGCAGCCCATGGTGCGGTTCCGTCAGTTCTGCGACGCGAAAGAGGCCTTCGGCCTCGGTATTGGAGACACGTTCCACTGGAACATCTATAGCGACGTGGCAACCGCGGGCGGCGCGCTGGTGGAAAACCAGCTGATGCCCGAAACCAACTTCACGATCACCCAGGCTTCGGCCGTGATCACGGAGTACGGCAACAGCGTCCCGTTCACCAAGAAGCTCGACGATCTGTCGGAGCAGCCGGTGACCGAAATCATCCATCGCGTGCTGAAGAACGACGCGCGTAAGGTCCTCGACCTCGCCGCGTACAACCAGTTCGTACAGACCCCCATCCGGGTAACCGGCAACGGGTCGACCACGGCTGGCGGCACGGGCATCACTGTCGTGACGAACGGCACCGTGACTGCGACGGCGTCCAGCTTCCTGAGTTCGGCTCAGGTGAAGTTGATCGCTGACCGCATGGCCGAGGACAACGTCCCGGCGTTCGACGGTGTCAACTACATCGCGATCTTCCGCCCGAGCGCGATCCGCGGCCTCAAGAACAACCTTGAGGCGATCAATCAGTACACGCCTGAGGGCTGGCACGTCATCATGAACGGCGAGAAGGGCCGTTATGAGGGCATCCGGTTCGTCGAGCAGACCAACGTCCCTGTCGGCACCAATGCCGGTGGATCGACGCTGGCCAATACTGACCGCGGGTTCTTCTTCGGTTCAGACACAGTGGCCGAGGTCTTCGCGATTCCTGAGGAAATCCGCGGTAAGATCCCGACCGACTACGGCCGCAGCCGTGGTATCGCTTGGTACGCGGAACTGGCATTCGGTATCGCGCACACGGAAGTTCCGGGTGCACGTATCTACTGCTGGGACAGCGCGGCCTAAGAGGAGAGAGCAAACATGGCACGAGCAAAAGGTACTGAGATCCTCCACGCCTCTGGATCGGCGCGTAGCGACGAGATTGGCAAAGGGATCGTTGGCAAGCCCAGCGAGACCGAAGGCCTGCGCGACAAGCCGAGCCCGAGTGGGGAAGAGACCCTCAACTACGGCGGCGGACACTTCGAGACGGAGTCTGCTGGTCTTCTGGACGGCGTAAGCGTCCGTGAGACTTGCAATCCTGACGAAGTCGAGCCTGAGTACGACTACACTGTTGATCCGTTCACCGGCAATGCGCCTGAGCGCAAGGTCGGACGCGTGAACAACAAGATGGTGTCGGGCAAGGGCAAGAAGTTCTCCCTCGGAGAGTTCTAAGCAAGGAAGTAGTTCCGGGGGCGCCTGCGGCCCCCGGGACTCATTTCTTGTAGGAGGCCTCAAATGGCAATGCGAATCCCGATGACGGATTACGAGCAGCGCGACATGGACGCTGGCGTAACCGAGGACGAGTTCCACAGTCGCAAGAATCTGATGGAAGGCGTCAACGGCATCGACAAGATGAACACCCGTTACGAGAACACCGAGCGCACGCAGGTGCTGGCTCCCCGCGGCGATAAGCGCGGTCGGCCGATGCCCCGCGATGCGCGATTCAATCAGGCCGGGAACCACGGAGAGTGGGGTCCGGATACGTATCAGAAGCGTCTTGAGCGCGGCATGGACGGGCCCATGGAGACTCGCTGGTCGCACGGCATGGGACTGCCCAGCCGCGAGGACCTGAAGAGCAATGCGGACCCGCGACAGGGCGGCGCCGGAGAAGCTGTGCTGACCAACCCTGGCGATCAGGGAGTCGGCAAGAAAGAGATGTAAACAGGAGGGCCGATGGCCACGCTGAGCTTGAAGAAGCGTGCCGAGGCGGATGCAAAGCCGGTGTCTATGACGCCGGCTCCTGTATTCGATCGGTCCAAGTTTTACGTGACCGATATCGGCCCGCACCGGACGGTCTACATTCAAGGCTCCCACGTGTTCCTGCACACGGGGACGTATCTCGAAGAGACGGACACGCCCGCGGTGCTGTCGCCAGAGCAGGAACGCAATTTCAATAACGCCAAGCTCCGGACGCAGCTGCAGCAGCTCGCGCGGCATCCCGCGGCGGGCGCGATTCCGCAGAAGGTCATCGAGGCTCAGCGCGAGAACGCGATGGCCCTCGCCGCCGAAGCGCACTCGGAGTAGCCCATGGCATTGACCCCAGTAGCCTCCCGAACATTCATCCAGCTGGTGCAGGACCTCTTCCGTGAGGTCGGCGCCGCGGGCGTGGCGCCCGTGACGATCGCCGGCGCGACCGGCGAGGCCGCGCGCCTCGTCAACTACGTCCACGACGCGGAGCTGGAGATCCAGAACCTCTGGGTCGACTGGAAGTGGCTGCGCAAGACGCTGACCTTCTACACCGGCACGCAGGACAGAACCGGCATCTTCACTACGCTGAATGGCGCGACCACAGCGTACCCGACGGACGCCGCAGAGTGGGACTGGAAGAGCTTCCAGATCTACCCCGCGGGCAATACGACGACTCCGCAGCCGCTGCAGACAGACGAGTGGCAGGACGTGCGCGACGAGATCTTCGACGTCACGGACTTCAACCAGCCGTGGCGCGTGATCGTGATGCCGGACAATACGTTCCGGTTCGACAACATTCCGGATCAGTCGTATCAGTGCTACGCCGAGTACCGCTCGGTGCCATACGACCTCAAGGCCGATACCGACGTGTCCAACATTCCCGCGCGCTTCGCCAACCGCATCATCGTCGAGTGGGCGCGCATGAAGTACGGCCTGTTCGAAAGCGCCGCGGAGCAGACTGCTGCCGCGAAGCTGCACATTTACGGCACCTTGGACGACGCCGGCATCCCGACCAACAATGGGCTGCTCGCCGCGCTCGAGAACGACCAGCTGCCCAACCGCAAGAACAGCCGCCGGCAGCAGGGCAACAACATCGTCATCTCCACAGATTACGGCGATAGCTGGGACGGCCCGGGTGACTGGCACGGGGGCTGGTAATGGCTGGCGGGCCGCTCATCAAGGGCAACACGCAGTCTAAGTACTACCCCTTCAACGGTGGACTTGATGTCGTAACGCCCGCGTTGTCTGTTGACCCCGGCTTCGCGCTGGCGATGGTCAACTACGAGCCGTTCTTCAACGGCGGCTACCGCCGTATCGACGGGTACGAACGCTTCGACGGGCATGCCAAGCCGAGCCTCGGCACGGCCTACGGCGTCACGATGAGTTCGCTGTCGGGCATCACCGGCGTCGGAACCAGCACGACCACCAATCCGAATGCCTATCAAGCCGGCACCGGGGTTACGTCGGCAGCCACCTGCATAGTTGTCGCCGCGATCGCAACCGTCACCGGGACGACCACGCAGTACTGGCTTGGCATCACCAACGTCGCAGGCACCTTTACCGCCGGCGAGAAGATCGTCGTCGGCACGACTACGTCCACCGGGACGATACTGGTCGCCCCCTCGGTGGGCTTCGGGCCCGCCGGCACCGGCACCGACGGATACTCGTACACCAATGAGTTCCTGGCGGGCGCGCAGAACTACTACCGCCAGCAGATCAACGTGGTGCCCGGCACCGGCAACATTCTGGGCGCGTGGCAGCGCGGCACGAACATCTACGCGATCCGGGGCACGAGCACAACCTCGGCGCTGCTGTGGCGCTCGAGCGCGAGCGGCTGGTCGACCGCCGGCATCAGCTACGGGATATCGGTCTACTACCAAGGGCTGCTGAACAGCGTTCAGACCGCGAACTTCACCGCGACGCTGGACACTGGCGGGATACTCAACGTCACCGCCATGACCAACGGCACGATCTACGTCGGGGCCACACTGGCGGACACCGCCGGGCTCACGCCGATCGGGGCCACGATCATCTCTACCATTGGCACGGCCACGGGGCAGACTGGGCAGTATCAGATCAGCGTCGCCCCCTCGATACCGGTGGCCTCCGAGGCCATGCTGACTCTCAACCCGGCAGCCCAGTTGCCGACGGCCGGGCAGG